AGCCAGAGCCAGAGCCATAGCCAGAGCCAGAGCCATCGCCATCGCCAGATCCAGAGCCATAGCCATAGCCATCGCCAGAGCCATAGCCAGAGCCATAGCCATCGCCATCGCCAGAGCCATAGCCATAGCCAGAGCCAGAGCCATAGCCATCGCCATCGCCATCGCCAGAGCCATCGCCAGAGCCAGAGCCAGAGCAGTAAATTTGTTTTTTATTGAGCTTTTGCATTTTTAGCAGACTCCAAAGATTCGATAGCGGTATCTGTGCAAGGTGTAATTTCAATTGCTTCTAGCCACTGACTAGTAACTGCTTCACATATTTTTGATTTGCTTTGATCTATTCCGTGAATTGCCACGCTTGATAAGCTGATTGACTTTACTGTGTGCCATCGCCACATTCTGCGCGCGTTTTTTAATATTACTTCATCGCCGCTTTTTTGCTCCAACTCACCAAACCAAACGCCAGCGCTATAAGTTCTAACAATTACTTTTTTTCCGATCATGCAATTTAAACCATCGTTACATTTTGACTTTAAATTTTCATTGTTAGCGCCAAAATTTAACGCTTGAATTTGCTTTAATTGACCTATTGTTAAATCGTCTAAATTAATCATATTTCACCTTTATTTTCTTGCTGCAATTGCGCAGCGGTTTTTAAATCTTTAGCACCACAACGAGTGCGACATTTTTTACTTCTTAACATAATTCGCGCTTGATTCTCAGCATCATCATGAATTAATTTTTCTATATACTTTTGTCGTGACATGAACGAATCTTTAGCTGCTTGCTTAATCATATCGTTTATATCTTCTGGTATATTAGTTTTGAATACAGCCATGTAAACCTCATTTCTTAACTGGGTTTTATTATGGGTTCTATTTATGGTTTAGTCAAGCGCTTTTAACTCTTTTAATTTAATTTTGTATTTATCGCGTATTTGCCACAACTCATCAACCGTGTATTTTTTTGGTTCGTGAGAACCTTCAATCAACTCAACTTTATCAATCCCGATTTTATCAATTAAATTTGGCCTGTAATTTACAATGTTACCGCTTAAATGGTTGTTGCATGGCGCGCACTGCTTGTGGCAATTTAACTCATTAAATTCTAACTCAGGGTGAGCGCCTTTTGTTTTGTAATGGCCAGCATGATATTGGCCGCTGTGGTGTCTCTGGCAGCTTATACATGGAAAATCTTTGTCGCGGTATCGAATAAATGCGTTAAACGCTTCACGAGCTGCACGCAAAGCTTTTGGTCTATCTTTCATGCTTAACTGCTTTAGCTTTTGCTTTACTCGCTTAATATCATCATCCTTTGCTTTAGCTTCTTTCTTTTCACGCTCTGCTATTGCAAAGTCGTTGGCGCATTTAGCGCCGCAGACTTTTTGTAGTGAGTTAAATGGAGTGAATGGTGATTTACATTGTTTGCATTTTTTTTGTTTTGCCCGGTTCATATATCACCATTAAATAAACAATTAAAAATATGCTCGATAGTATCGCATTGCCAGCCATTGCCTAGCATCTTGTAAGCTTGAGTGTTGCTCGATACTTTAAAATAGTCATCTGGCACACCTTGCAATCGGCAGCATTCAGTAACTGTAAGCTTTCTGACTGGTCTTTCATCATTCTTTTCAAACACGCATAATCTAGATTCGCTTTGACATAACGCAATTTGACGGCGTTTCTTTTCTAGGTAGTTTTTAAGTGATCCACCTTTGAAATAATTAGCGTCAATACAAAACGATTTATCTCTATCAACTGCACCACTCTCAATTATGTCGGATAGCAAAATCCCACGACCCTCTGGCTGGGTTACATCCCAATTAGCCCAATAATAACGCTGGCGGTTTTGAGCGCTAACCAATGCAGAGTTGATAAATACCGGTTCAACACCTAAATATTCAGTAATTACATTCAGGTGTTCTTTTTTCATTTTCACGTTTTCAAGCATGAATTTAACATTAGGATTTACACTCTTAACGTGATTAAGAATATCAACATAAACAAAAAACAATGCAGAACGTGGGTCATCAAAAGCTAATTGCTTACCTGCAAAACTAAAACCCTGGCATGGCGAGCCACCTATTAATAAATCAATGCTAGGCCAATCAATATCCCATTTGCGCCACTTTGTAACATCGCCTAGTTGAATAGTATCAGGCCAGTTGGCGTCCGTTTCTTTAATCGCAAACTTGTCTAGCTCGCTTGCATAGTACACTTTCGGAGTAATATCCATTTTATCTAATGTTATTCTGCCGCAGCTCATACCATCGAATAAACTTAATACTGTTAAATCATCTTTTTTCATACATCACCTTTTTCAAAATCAGTTTTCAAGCCATCAATATTAAACAAATCCAATATAGCGCTAGTGTCAACGCTCAACTTCTCAAACGCACAAGTAAAATTTTTAGTTTCGTTTGCTGTTTCAAGTGGCAGCATGATATAGCCAACCGCTAAAATATAGTCAGGGTTCATATCACTGTTAACACTGTTTATTGCTGCCGCTTTTGCATATTGACTTGCTTCTATACGCCTATCAAAAACTGGGTTAATTAAACATTCAGTGACGTTTAAATCTCCTTTTTTATTACGCCAGATAACAAAGCTTGAAATATGCCAAGTAAATTTAACTTGGTCTAAATACGAGCTTGCTTTTTGACTCAACGCAGCAAACTTTTTTGATCTAAAGTTCACTGGTTCAAGTTTTGGATAGCGAGAATCAACGGTTTGAAAGCTTACGTAACACATGTTTTTTGCAGTTGCTCGCGCTATTGATAGTGCGCGTTTAATGTTTTTCATAAATAACCTTTAATTTATTTTGCTTTGATGTGTTAAATATAGCATTAATTTTAACTAATGCAAGTTTTATTTTAATATTATAAAACTATCCGCATATTATCAGGTCGCGAACCATTACCGCGATATGCCACTAAACTTTTATCAGCATTTTTTACGGTCGTTTTATTTACCTGCGTTTTTTGCTCTTTATCTTTGCGCCAAATGTGCGCGCCGACTTTTTTAAGCTCTCCAAGCAAATACAAATTCAAGGCTCGCTGACCTGCGTTTTTCTTTTTGTGCTCTGTTTCTTCTTGGTTGTAAGCTTTCCAGTATTCGGTTTGCGCGTTTTCTAAGTGTAAATTCATGTTTAGCCACTCACTGCAGTGCTTTTCAAACTCTTGCTGTGCTTTGTCATTCATTGCGGTAAAAATCCATCAGATTGATAAGCCGTGTAATCTTGCGTTTCTTGTTGTGATATTTCATAACCGGTAAAGTCTCCAACCTGCATTGTTTGACCTTTCCAACTTAATTTAACGCGACCAGTTGAACCGTGACGATTCTTTTCAAAATTAGCTTCAATAATACCCTTCTCTGGCGAATCTTCGTCGTAAACTTCATCGCGATAAAGGGTAAAAATAATATCCGCTTCTTTTTCAAATGCAGATGCGTCTGCTATATCGCTCATTCTTGGCCTCTTGTCTTCGCGCTGTTCGCACTGCCTGTTAACTTGCGCCAGCGCTATCACCGGAATATTTAAAGTCCTTGCAAGCTCTTTTAGACGCATTGCTATGTCACTCATTTTATCCAACCTGGATAATTTTTTATTTTCGTGATCTAAACGCTGAGCATAATCAATAAACAATATCTGAACGCCACGTTTATAAACCCACTGCCGAGCTATCTTCTCAACATCTAGAATTGTTGGTGCAGGTTTGTCATATATGCGGCCGTTAGCTATTTTGAATTCCTCAACGGCTTTGCCAAGCCTATCAAATTCATCATCGCTCAACTTTGCGCGTCTAAAGTTTTGATGGTTAACACCGCCCTCAATGCAAACAGACCTAACGCCAATCTGCTCCGCCCCTTGCTCGCCAGATATTACACCGACTTTAGCACTGCACTTTAGGAATGAATTAACCATAAAGGCCGTTTTTCCTTGAGCGGGCCTAGCGGGGATTATTATCAAATCTGAGTTGTGCCAACCTCCAATGCATTCGTCAATGTCGGAAAAGCCCGTTTTTATACTATCAGATTCGCCACTGTAAAGCCGCTCAAGCGATTTTAACGCGCTATCTGCCACATCGGTAAAGCTGTGGTCGTATTTCGCCCCAGATTTGTCTACGTTCATTAATTTGCTTATTGCTGAACCTATCGAGTCGTTGTTACCAATGTTTAAGCCATCAATTAGCTCGCTCGTTATCGCAAGCGCCTTATTTTTTATAGACTCTTTTTTAATTCGCTGAACGTATTGTTTGAATTGATTTATCGTTACACCTAAGCCGCTGTTTGCATAATCGAGCAACAAGTTATCTGTAACACCTGTTTCATTAACAAATGATTCTTTCACGCTAAAAACGTTTAAATTATTTTCAGCGGCGCACTGGTTTATGCACTCAAAGTATTGCTTGTGTTCAACGCTTGAAAAGTCTTCTGGCGTTAAATCTGTTTCATCCAGTCTTTCGCTGTTGTTCATCAAAGAACCGATAACAAGCGCTTCTTGCTCTAAAATATCCTCAATCATGTTTACACCTTAAAATCTTTTGGTTGTTTTGTTTTTTTCGTTAGCTTATCACGCATCCAGTTTCTAGCTGCTGATTTCCAACACTTCATTTTGTTTTTGCCAACCATCCAATTTTTAGACTCGTAAAAATCAAAATATTTCTCAGGCTCATCGCGAGAAACAAAGCTTTGCTTGCTAATGGCGTATTCCCCAAAATAAGAAATTACTTCATCAATACTAGGTTTTGCAAAAACCGTTCTTTTTTGTTTTTTATTATCTAATCTATTCTTATCTAATCTAATCTTATCTTGCATGACTATTTCTGATTCAGTCATGATTGAGTCATGACTTTTTAGGTTTTCTATGATGTTTCTCATTTCTGGATTGCTAGTCATGGACTTGTCTAAGCGCTTTGCTAACTTAAGGCAAGTTATTGTTCCTTGGCAGTTTTCAAACAATCCAAGCTTGACAAAATACTTCATCATTTCCTCAACTTTTTGAGGTGTTGAACCTACATTTCTTGCTATTATTCTTGCGTCATGCTCTAGCTCAAAAGTTATGTTTTCTTTATCAACTTTACCGGCTATTAACTCGATGCAATACCAGTACAACCCGTAACCCTCCAACCCATAATCAAGCAAAACATTTTGCAATTTTGCATCTTGGTTAGCGTCAGTGTCGTGTTTTATCCATTTCATGCTATAATTACCTTGGTTTTTTCTTAGAAAGTGTTTTTTAACACACCAAAAAGACGGCTTCGTACACCGTCTTTTTTATTGCCTGCATTTTGCGTCTTCAACAACAATTAAATCTTTTGCATCTTGAACGCTTCTTGCTGCGACAATTTCTATCTTTGCCATCCCTATATGCAAAGCTGCTCTGATTACATCCGATTTATTTAGCCCAACAACCTCTGATAAGTCAGCCGCCTTTAGTGGTTGAGTATCACCAAATAATACGCCTATTTGCTTCATTTTAATTTTCCTTCTGTTTAATATATTTAATTATATATATGTATTATTTTATTGCAAATAAAAAGCGCCGCAATTAGCGCTTTATTTTAAAATTGAAATTCGTGCTACCACCACAAATCCTCGTCATTTTCTGAATTGTCGAATCTTTCGACCTGTCGCTGCAACCACCAAATACAAACAAAAACACCCAAAAGAAACAATAAAATTATTTTTAAAAAATCCATGTTAATCACCTGTAAAAATCACAATAATCATTAAAATTAAAACACATGCAAAAGCAATGTATTCACCATTAACTAAGAAGTATAGTGCGCCTAATATGACGCACAAAACGTAAAATATACGTGAAATAATTTCAATCAAAGTTCGACAACCTCTGAATCCTGCTTTAAGTATTGGGCGATCCAATCTGCCATTTTTTCGCGAGCTTCACTAAGCAGATCCTTACCAACATCAATGCCTTCTTGAGCCTTGTAGAAAATAGCTAGATATGCTGTTTCATCATCCTGGAATGCCATATCAACCGCATCAGCAAATGTAAAATACTTAACATCAAAGCCATTTTGTATTTTGATGGTTTTGTTGTCATTAACAATTAAACCAGCAAGTTCAAAAGAATAAACACGCGCCTTTTCTTTGTTTAACTGCTCTGTTTCTAATCTTTCAAATTCATTCATTTCAATCACCTTTATTTTGTTGTTTGGAGTGGTAAATATAAAAGGCGCATTAAATAAAGTCAAGTTTGATTTAAAAATATTAAAATAATACTTGAATGTAGATATATAAATGCTATAGTTAGCAAATCGAATATAAAAAAGAGGTTTTAAAATGCGTTTAGATAAAATGCTTAAAATTGCAATGATAGAAAATGACTGCGCTGATGCGTTAGAGTTGGCGAAGCGTTCTGGTGTTAAATATCAAAATGTTTGTCGCTTTTTGCGTGAGGGTAAAGGTAAGCTTGAAAACGTTGTGCAAATGTTTGATGGTTTGGGTCTTGAATTAAAATGCGTAAAAAAAAGCAGCAATTAAGCTGCTAAAAATAAAGGTGATGTAAACACTTAAATAAGTTTACGTTGCAAGTATACATAATAATTTTGTAAAGGTGAAATATGAGTAACTTAAATATTTGGGATAAGTACAAAACACCAGATGTTGACTATGTGAAAAAGGTTAATATGCGCGGTGGGTTTATTAATGTTGATGCGCAGTATTTGCTGCAATTGGCAACTGAGCAGTTTGGGCCATACGGTGCCGGTTTTGGCTTATCTGTTTCTGATATGGATTTCGGCATGTTTACAGAAACAAAGCATGTAATACATAAAGCTGTTTTCTTTTACGTGCTTAATGGTGAGCGCCATGAATTTCCAATTACAAACAGCGTTGAGGCGATGAGTAAAAAAGGCTTTTTCGACACTGAGTTTGCAAAGAAAGTTGAAACCAACACGGTATCAAAAGCGCTATCTAAACTTGGTTTTGCTGCTGACGTTTATATGGGCCTATTTGACGATGACTTATATGTTCAAGATGTACTTAATGAGCAAGCCATGGAAAAAGCAGATAATAAAGATGAACTTGAACTTAAGCAGCGTCAAGAGCACATTGAATGGCTTGAAAAGTCTCGCGATGAGTACTCGCTTATAAACTCAGTTACAGGTATCAAAAATCACCACACAAAGATAGTTCGCAAGCTTGCGAGATTAGGTGACAATGAAACCGCCAAAAAGTTTGATAACCTTTATCAGAAGCGCTTAGCGGAGTTAAATAATGAAACTGCATGATATTAACTCAGACATTGAAAAGTTGCTTGATAGCGATGATAGCGAGCTTATAAACGACAATTTAGAATCAATGGAGTTAGCTTTTAACGAAAAAGCTTTAGAGCTTGTTAAATACACTAAAAATATTGATTCTGACATTGATCAACTAAAGTTAATGAAAAAAGAAATTGAATCAAAAATTAAAACGCTTGAAAATAAGCGCGATTCATTTCGGGATTACGTTTTGCACAACATGAATCAGCGCGAAATAACAAAAATATCATGCCCACTATTTAATATTTCAATTAGAAAACCTGTTGATAAAATTGAAATAGTAGACGAGGAAATGATACCTGACGAATTTTGCAGCGTTGAAGTTGTAACTAAAATCGACAAAAAATCTTTACTTAAAGCTGCCAAGGATGCGCCAATTGACGGCGCTAGAATTGTGAAAGGTAAAGAATCTTTAATTATTAAATAAGGTAAATTATGAAATATTTAATTTTATTATTATCGTCATTTATGACAATGGCGAATGTTGAAACGGTAGAAAAGTTTGGTGATTCGAAAGTTAAAAACGCAAGTTTTACTATTGTTGCGCCAAAAGATATTCAACCAAATAGCGATTTATTGATTAAGATAACTGGTTCTGATTTAAGCGCGTCATCATTCAATCTAGATTATTGTGATTTTGTTGGTGTTGATGGCGATGTTTTAAAGTTTAAAGTGCCAAATGATGTAGCAATTCCATCTGGTATGAATTTAAGCTTAAAAACAAATTTATTGCGTGTTAATGGTGATGTTAATTACGGCTTATACAGCGTACAAGGCTCTGTAATTAACTATTATAATGAAATGGTGTTGCGTTATAAATTAATCAGCTCAATCGGGCTGGTGGCTTCTGATGGCTCTGTTACGCTATCAAGTGACGCAGATCATTACGACAACGGTTTTTATCATGTATCATTTGACATTAGTGATCGAGAAAGCTTTTCGGCTGGCACTGTTATTAATAGCCCGTTAGTTTTCGATAATTTAAATCAAGATGCGCGTGACAGCTATAAAGTAACTATAAAAAACGCAAAGTCAGACGGATTAGCTTTGCCAGTAAAGAGCGAATATCTTTTTAATGTTGAATCACCATATTATTCTTATAATGTCAGTTACGGTTATGCAAGTTCAAACTCTGATTGGTACAGCTTTTACAAGTTGCAAAATACAACTCAAAGTAACGCAACTGTTACGGCAAAAGTTTATTATTCAAATTACAACTCGACACAATTAACGCTGTGCAATACGCAAGAGTTTTCAGTTAACTCGATTGGCGTTAAAAATTTAAGTGGCGCTGATTTGATTGTCATGTGTGGTGATTCTGTTGCTGTAACAAAACATTTAAATGTTACGTTTTATTCAAAGGTAAAACTTATTGTTGACTCTCAAAACTCTAGCCCAAACGGGCGAACTGTTAACATAGTTAAATAAAAATGGGGCTTGCGCCCCTTTTTTATGACAGATAAGAAATTTCAAAGTTATTTAAATTTGTATCGTAAATGGCTATGTCACTATATGTACTAGAATAATTAAAACTAAGATTCCCAAACGCTCGCCCTATAAATATTTTAGAATCCGTTTTTGCTATCGGCTTTGCTGTTACTGAATTGTATGTTTGTATTAGCGCGGCATCTTGATAAACCCTAATATTTGATCCATCAAAAACAATACATAATGTTATAAATGTTTCAGTAAGGTTAAACCTAACATCATCGGTATTTGTTCCGTCAGAATATCTAAACAAATATTGACCACTTGGCTCTTTTACTAAACATGTTGAAGCAAATTGAGTGCTTAACTCATCAAAGCATATTATGTTTACAACATCGCTTTGCTGCTGCAAACTTTGATCAAATCTTAAAACCAAAGACCAAGGTTTAACTAAATTCATCATATTGTTTAATGCTGGCGCTGTTACATCATCTGCAGCCCTAGAATCTGTTGATGATGTTGTTTTTATGTAACTTGTCGGCCCGTTTCTTTCGCATTGACACGCCATTGCGTAAAACTCAAAACCAGCAGTAGGAGGCATGTTGTTTGGCCTTATAAAATAATCAATCTCATCACGTAACGCAGCCAAATCAGTAACATTTTCAACTCTAACCCACTCATTAAATTTTGTGATTTCTGTTGTTTGCGATTCAACACCGTCAAAAATAGAGCCAACCCAAACGCTTGATACCCCAGCTTGATCTGGAATGTAAACATAAATACTCGCAGCAACATTTCCGGCTGAAATGTTTAAACCTGCCTGCCTTGCAAATAATGAGTTCGCAACGCTTACCACCATTTTTGTTGCTAAATTTGTACCATAAATATCCGTTATATCAGTAGAGTTAGCTGTTGCTGACCAATAATTCAAGGCGCCACCGTTGTATATTGATTGAAGCCAAGGCGAAGTCAAGAAAGACTCGGATTGCAAAATAAAGTTTGTTGCTGCGCGCTCAATTGGATATCCGTTAATACCTTCTGGCAACTCGTTTATAGCCGCAGTTTCAAGTAAGCCATACCTATTTGTAAATAGCTTTGTTGTGGCCCTTAATGTTGATAGGTCAGAGTCTTGATTGTTTGGCGCTATCGTTTCAGTCAACTTGTTTTTGCGTAAAATTGAGAGTATTGGATTATCTACAATTTCCTTTCTTACGCTGTTAAAACCGAAGCCGTTTTGACCAGGATCTCCCTGCGGCCCTTGCGCTGCTTCTCGTTTTAAAATTACTTCTACAGGATTGTCAGAAGCACTTAATATTTCAATTGGATCACTCACTATCTGAACCCCTTATAAATCGTAATTCGTCTATAGTTAAATTTGTGTTGTAAACTCTGAATAATGATAAAAATGATTCGATTTGATTTGAACCGGTGTTATCGCACCCTATATTCCATGAACTTGCGGTCTGTGATGATGAAAATGTTATATTAAACTGATCAAGCTGTTGAGCGTTACTATAAACAGTTAAAACTTGCCCGTCGCTGACTAACTCAAATTTATCATTTGTTGATGTTAGTGTGTATTCCGTTGATCCGTTTTTAATGGTCATCAAATCACCATTAAACTTAACGTAAAACTCATCATTGCCAGTTAAATTATTATGAAAAATAAACCTGTCGCCTATATATTCTTGCGTTTCGAATTTATCAAACAAAATAGTAAACGGGTCAGACGGGCTTAATAACTTTCCATCAACATCAATGCTTACAACATCATCATCGCGAGTTGTTGCCGCTTCATTTGTTTGTATATAACTTGAAAGTAAATCAATTTCAAGTTGTACGCCAGTTATTAATAACTCTGCATTTTCACCGCTCGCGGCTGATATTGTGATATTTTGATTTGCACCAGCAACAATTTGAGCTGACACTCTAACAAATCCCAGTGAAAAATCATCAGTAATTTCAATTGACTCTGTTGCGCCACCGCCAACACTTAATATTAGTGAGTCAACAGTGCCAGACTCTACCTTTACAAAAGCTGACAAGGTGTAGCTTTGGCCAGCAATAACACCAAGGTCATTTGTAAGCGTGATTGTAGATGATTGAAATGTTATTTTGATGTTTTGATCTACTTTACCAAAAACATCTTTTCCAGAATATTGAGACAAAGCACCGCCAGCGAGTGACCACGTTGACGCGCTCAAGTCTTCTGAGTTAAGCGAGACATTTTGCTTTGTTGACTCTATCAAATAACCGTTTTGATTGGCTCTATATATTTGCTCTGTATTTGGTTGTGATGCTGGCGTGCCAAATGTCGGCAAATAATCAGTTAAAGCCGCGCCGCTATTAATTTGAGCGCCAAAAATATCAAATTCAATTCCAACATTGCCGCGCACGTTTATATAGAAAACACCGCTAGAATCTTCGGCAAAATTAGTGCTTACACGCTTCCAAGTGCTGGTAACTTCTTCTGGTATAACCTGAACAGGTTGGTTGCCATCTTTTTGAATTGATATTTCTGTTACTGATCCGACTCTTTCTCTAATCCAAAATGATGCGGTAAAAGAACCGCTTGATAAAACGCCATAGCTCAAGCCAATCATTGATTGACCGTTATCGGCATCAAGGCGCATTGTTCTTGCGTTTGTTCCACCCAAAGGGTCGCTTGCTGTGTTTGATAGGATAGTCCAAGCGTTAGCTACGTCTTCCCACTGGTTAAAATCTTGAGAGTAATTTAATATGTTGTCAATGGTGTCACTGCCAAATGATTCAACCTCACCATAGCGATTTACTATTGTTCCGTATGATGTTCTTGACCAGTTATAGCCAACATTTGCGGTAATTCTGTTCGGCTTAAATACATCAACGGCAGGGTAATTTATTAAGTCAACCCTAACATCGCCAACATCAACGCCATCTAATCCTGGCGGCCCTTTTTCGCCACGCACACCTTGGTATATTGCAACTTTTCTCATCGCGTGCGCCCCTGCTCTACTTCTGTTTTAGCTCTTAATATGACTTCTTTAGTGCCATCAGGCCAATCAACTAAAACATCAGAAACAAATGATGTAATAATGTTCCCTGTCATAATCGGTAGCAAACTTTGAGTTTCAGTATTATCTAAAAAGAATTGCATTTGCCCATTTGCAGCGTCAATTATTCCGCCTTGAAAGTCTATCGTCTGCGTCAGCGAGTCGTCAGCAACTAAAAGCTGCATACTAGCCGTTGCGCCTGTCATATCTTGCGGCGTTTCGTCTGATTTTAATAGCTGCAAATCAAAATAAAAATCAGTGCCAGCTATTAAGCACAAATTTTGAGAAACTACACACATTTAGTCACCTATACCCTTAATATATCGCGCTGAATTAGCGCCAAACAAAATAACAGACGCACCACTTTTTGATATTGCCTTGCCTGGCAATCCTCCATCTGTAGACTCATTTCCGTCAGCACCGTATTGTCCGAAACTGCCGCTTAACCTGTCAGATGTTCCGTTTTTCCCTTTTTGCCCAAAGAATGCGTTTGTATTTGAGTAAGCCTCACCTCTTTCACCGCCTTTGCCAGGGCTAAAACCGTCACCACCGTCACCACCATCGCCATTTTTACCGCTATAATCAATGCCTGCTGGGTCGTTTTCATCAATTATAACAAACTCATTGCCACCATCACCACCGCTAGGCGCAATTATGTAACCATCTGCATTTGGATAAGTGGCGCTTGGTGTTGAACCACTAAAATAAATATTTGTTGTAACCCCGTCGGCTTCGTAAACAGTACCGCCGTTGCCACCGTTAGACGCTTTTAAAACTTGCAGCCAGCGACCAATCTCAGGATCAAAATCAAGTTGATTTGCGTTACCACCGTCACCACCTTTTGACATTAACTCAGTGCCGTTAATCATAATTATATTAATAACTGAGCCGCTTGCAAAGTTGCCAGCCCTTACTGATGGGTTTGTTGTGCTATTGCTTGACGATCTAACGCCGTCAAAAATAAACGTAATTGTTACTGGCCCTGCTGGTGCGCCAGCGTATTGCGTGAATAAGTTTATATTTGCAACATCACCAGTGATAACGATTTCAGAACCGCTTTGTAAATTTGGCTCATAAGTTAATGCTTGAACCATGTATTCACGACCAAAGTTAGTGTACTTCGGCTGTATTGATGTTATTTGCGCTCTAGAAAGTGACGGCAAACCGTCAAATCCAACATCATTTTCACTGTTTATTGTAACAACATCACCAACGCTAAAATTTAATTTAACTTCCTGAGTTGTCCACGAGTATTTTTTTGGATTAGCAAAACGGTTTGTATACCTGTTCACAAATAAGTCAGCCGCGCCTTTGTCAATTACATAATTAAGGCCGTGATTTTTTATTTTTTGTTGATTAAATCCTGTTACACCTTCTAACTCAGGTTTAACAAATAAACTAGCCTTTTTGTAATTCTCTAGTGATTCTGTGCTTGCCAAAAATAGCTTGTCATAAGTAACAAGTGACCGTGTAACTCGAAGCTTTTCATCGTTGCTTTTTTTAATGCTTCTGTAATCAATTTCGCTACCCTCTGAAATTGACACATCTGATTCTTTCCAAACGTTAACAGTTAATATTTTGACTTTGTTTTCTTGCGGATCTAACCACATGCTGATCATATATGGGTCGAGAACTTTTAATAACGCTTCGTTGCTGTCTAGTGACTCGTAAAATATCGTATTAACTCGAACACCAGCAAGCCAATCGTCTAACTCTGACTTCCACTCAGTAATGTTTATGTATGATGATGGTATTCCTGAGTTTGTAACTATTGAGCTAAGCAAGTCGGCTATATGCTCATTATCAGAAACATAACAAACAAAAATCTCATCGCCTGCGCTGTGGCTATCTTTAATTGTTTTTGATAGCGTGTTAGTAAATGCAATATCGTTGCCGCGCGTTTGAACGGTTATTTCAGCACTGCCTGTGCCAATACCGCTAACCGCTGTTATCTTCATTAGCTCCTCACCAATTCTAATAACATCGTCAACAGCGTAATTAGTGCCAGAGTCAACTTGCAATGTCGTTGTTGTGTCGTCAATGCTAAATCGCAAAAATCCAAAATCTTCTGGCGGGAACATTGTCTCGCCAATATCAACGGTTGAAAGCTGATCTTTAAATTTTAACGTCCACTTGCCTTTGCCATCAGTTGAAAGGCCGTTAGTCAAATACTCTCGCGTAAAAGTGACGCCGCCCTCAATAGAGCAGTCATATATTTTAAGCTTTGTATTTACGATAATATTTCGAGCGTCTAATTTTGAGAAGTAATCGCCATTATCTTTAACAGTTGCATCAACTTCTGGTGCAAATGGGTTTGGGTCGCCTTGGGTTGTTGCAAATGAAATACTACCATTTGCGCGAATTGGTAAACCTGCCTGTGGTTGTAGCGTTGTTGTGTTTTCAGATATTTTTGTTACACATTTTTTAATCCCATTAACTGATTTTTGACCGCTCAACAGTTCGAATGGGCGCTCTGATATTATCCCGCTGTAATCTGTGAATCGGTAAACATTAAAGCCCTGCTGAGTGTCATCGCCTGACAGCGGTGTACCATACCCGCTGTTTGATTTTGGTAGCTCTAACTCGATAACTGTAAAATGCGTTCTTGTTGTCATAGGCCGTTATAAACATCAAATCCAATAGATACGTTATTAAGCGCCCTTGTTTGTTGGTGAGCTGTGACGCTGTTGCTAGTTAGATTGTAACACATGTAAGTTGTATTATTGACGTTTGTTTCTTCTTCGTTTTCTTGCTCAGTAATAAAAAAATAATTATCTGTAGCGAAGTCTAAAAAGAATTGCCACTCGTTTTCTGTAAACGATTTTAGCATGTTTGGTAATGTTAATTTGCCGCGCGCTAGTTTTGGCCTGCGCAATATTGATACTGGTGCGGCAAATTGGTTTGTTGTAATTTTCTGTTGATAATTTCTTGCCAAAAACTGGCGATTATAACCAGATGTTTCACCGCTGTTAGGTACTACAAACGAGCTACCCGCAGCGCAATAGGTGATTATTGGATTTATAGCCGCGCCAGATGATGTTACTTTGAAATTAAGGTTTGTAAACGTTCTGCTGGGAAAGAAAACGCTAACGCAATGATTTCTATTTATTACTGTGGATGCGACAAACTCGCTACCGTCATAAACTGAAAAGGTGCCAGTGGCAACGCCTGACGCTATATTTACACCGGCAATTGAAGCGCTACTAATTAATTGAGTTGCACCAAAAAAAATTGAAATTTCATTAACGCTTGAGCTTTCATATGTTGTAGAAAAATCAGGGTCAGTTAGATTTTGAGCTAAATCAAGACTTGCACCAACCTTAACTGATGGCACAACACCTTTTAACACGTTGCTTAATGTTATTCTCATATTCTACCCTGCGCCATTCTTTCGCTTGTCATTTCAGCAAGCTTATCAACCAAAGCTGTGCCATCGTCAGACTCTAATTGTATTCTAATGGTTTGCACTGAACCATCTGTTTGCTGCTCTGTAACATCTAATAGCGGACCAGCTTGCTGCGTAAATTCCTCTTCTTGGTTTTGAGCTGTCGTTGAAGTTCCGCCAACGCCACCAGCACCAGATGAGCTACCACCAGATAAAGAGCCAAATGTTTGAGCGGCAATAGCTGCAATGCTTAATTGGCCAGATGTTTCTATTGCTGCTGCAACTGGCGGCCCTGCTATTGGCCCTAATTCCGCCAAAGCTCGCATGGCTGCAACTTGTGTATTGAAAAACACCTCGCTTGCAGCAAGCGCCTGCGATGATACAAATAGTATTTTTCCAATCGAGTCGTTATGACCTACCAATGCTGAAGTTATTTTCATTAATGACGATACATTTTGACGCTCAATAGATTGCTCTGTTTTTGCTTTTTTATCAGCAATAGATATTTCTTTTTTGGCTGCGTCATCTTTAATTTTTTGTAAATTATCTTGATATTCTTGCTCTAACGCTAATTTTAATTCATCATTTTCACCGATAAGCTCGCGCTCTCTTTCAAAACGCTCTGACAGCCTTTCTTCTTCTGTTTTTAATCTTTCAACTAGGGAATTTAATTGCTGTTCATCTTGTAGCTCTTGCTTTCTCTGCTCCTCTAAAACTTTTAAAGTTTCAATTAGCTCAAAATATTTTGTTATTTGTTGATCAATATTTTCCGGTATTTGCTCACCAACTTGCAAACCTAATTGCTGTGCTGTGCTAAACCTAAACGCCGCTTCTTCGCCTTGTTCTAGCGCGATTATTTGGCGCTCTAAACTTGTTGATAGGTTATCTAAAGAATCGCTTTGCTCTTGATTGGCGTTTTTATATCCGCTTGTGTTAGTTGTCAATGTAACGAGTAAATCAGATGTTTTTTTATATTCTTCGTTAATAGTATCTAACTTAGCCTTTTCATCTTCAAGATCTTTTGTTAGCTCTTTAATTTCTTCATCAGTTAGCTTTACCATTTCTATAACTGCTGTACCAGTCTTAGTAAATCTTACTGATTCTTTCTCACCCTGATTTAGCATTTCAGAAAGTCTAAAAATATTATTTCCAGACTCAACGGCTTGATTAGATAGTGAATCCATGGCCGCTTCCGTTTCCCTCAAAGCAACCACCACCTGTGCCTTTGTTAGATCTTGCAAATCCTCCGTTGCTTCTGATACATTAAAACTAAATTCTTCTATTTTTTTGTTAGCTGAATCCATAGACATTGCCATGCCTACAAGGGACGCGCCTATACCGACTATTGCACCTAAGAGTGGAGCGCCTAATACAAAACCTAAATCAGCACCTTGTTGTGACAATGCTAACATGGCAGATTGGCCGCCTTGTATTTGCCCTACAAATTGCTGTACTTGTATACCAGCTTGACCAGCTTTAGCGCCAATGCCGCCAAGAGCTGTTGATACACCTTGCGCGACTGGCGTTATTTTTTGTTGGCTAGCATTTAATTGGTTTGTTGATTTGTTAACTTTGTTTACTGATTTATCTAAATTGTCAAAATCAGCTTTTGTTTTATTTATTTTTGATGATGCTTTTGTTGTTTCAGACTGTAAGTTGTCAATTGAGTCATCTAGTTCGCTAATTGAACTTTTTAAATTTTTTGATGACGAGTTTATATCGTTTAATGATTCTTGTGCATTAGATGAACTCAAGCTGTTAAGTGATGAGTTTAATTTGCTCGTTTCATCATTTAAATCAGACAGCTCGCCAGATGCTCCGTTAGCAGATTGTGAAGCCTTATCAGCGCTTGATTTGTATTTATCAGTAGTTGAACTTAAAGTGTTAATTTCTCGATTTAAATTTTCAGCGCTTGATTTTGCCTTATCTAGCGATGATGCGCTTTCAATGGCTTCTGAGTTTAGCGAGTCAATTGATCCATCCAACTTTTTAACAGATGAATCTAATTCGTTGACTTTGCTGCCTGCTGAACTTATAGCATTGCCAGCACTATCTAGCCCGCTGCTAGCGTTGTTAATTGATTTATCAAGATTATCAACAGAATTATCTAGCCTGTTAACGCTTTCGGTGGTGTTTTTTAGCGCCGCATCAGCTCTGCCGGTTTGCGCATCAAGCTCTATAATTAAACTTTCTGTAGCCACTCTTTGCTAGCTCCGTTCATTTCTCTTTCAAAGTTAAGCATTAGTGAAACATCTACATCCTTATTCGTTTCATCTTCTAGCAGCTTTAGAATCTCAATCATAGACATTTGCCAAAACTCCGAAGGATTAATATTAAACATTTTTATGCAAGCTTTAAAATAAACCCAGTGGTCTATCTCAAACCTTTCTAAACGTCTTCTGATAAACCTTCGGAAACCGCCTTTTTTGATTTTAGCGCTTCCAATTGCTCTGTTTCAAAATCTTGCGCAAATTGTATAAAAACTAGCGGGTAAGGCTGTGTATAAACGCTGTCACAAGGATTTACAAGGCCAACTCTAAATACTGCGTCTTCTATTTCTTCCTTGCTTACACCAGACTTTACAGCTTTTATGCAATGGTAAAAAGCAATCACAATGTCATCAGTTGATACGGCCCTGTCAAGTGCGTTTATGCGAGTTCTAATTGAATCTATGCCCTGCGTATCTTTCCAGCACTCAAGAGCATTTGACATAGTAAAAAGTAAATCTTTACCAGTTTCAGTCTTAAACTCGCGCATAGCGCCCATAGTTACTTTAGCTTGATAATCCTTATAGCATAACTTTATATTCATACTATGATTTTGTAACAGGGCCAGATGATGAAAGCGTAAAGCTTGATGTTACCTTGTCGCCATGCGGTGATGAAATTGAAATTCCGCTTGGCGTAAACTTACCGCTAAATTCAACAGGCGTTGCCCCAGGGTAAACAACATCATAATCATCTTGAGTACAAGTTAATGACTCAGTTAACATCGTTTGATAGTTTGTGTCGCTATTCCAAACCATATTGCCGCTAAATACATGCTGTTGAGAGCTAACCTCACCATCTAGCAAAAGAACATCGTCACCAGCACTTTTATTTGAAATATCAATTGGCGTGCCGTTGATAGCGTGCGTTAATTCCATCTGACCAATAATTTCAGATGGCGTTGCTGTTTTACGAATAACTACTTTTGTGCCGTTTTGTTCATCAGCCATTGTTAAACCCTCGCTGTATAGGCTAAGAAATCAATGGTTACATCTTGTTTTATGTAACCATTATCATACTGTAATTGATTAGCTCTAACATTTGTTATGCTAACCTCTTGTCCATTGTATTCTATATTATTTACCGCATCAAATACACTCTGTACTGAATCCACCATGTTTAATAACGTAGTGTCAAATTGTTGGCGGTTGTTGTCTTCATCGTTTCTTGACTCATAGCAAGACACTTGAAAAAAACCTTCATTTTGCTTTGAGTTTGCAATGCTTTTGCCTGTTCTTGGCGCGTCAACAGGCGAAAAGTAAATTGCTATAAACTTTTTCTTGCTTAACTGACTGTTAAGACTTTGACCATCGTAAACAACGTCATTTTCAGCATCTATGCCATTTGGCAATCTTGGTAAAAAGTAACTTAGAAATGTATCTCGTATTGCTTTATGACTCATATCTGCTTTATCTTCTGTTGTGCACGTTTTAAGCTTATTCTAACAAACCCTTGCGGTGCTTGCTTGCTAAACCCACCTTCCGATAATTTAACGTATGTACCAAGCTGCTTATCATAAGAGCCGAGTTTTACAGGATTGGGGAAGCCGCCATATTCCAATGTTGTCATGTATGGCAAGTTGTTAGTGAAAAATATCTTTTTACCTAAAACATTTTCGGGTAATTTTTCAAGTTGATTTGATCCACCTGTGCCAGTTTCTTTAACTGATGGATTTGTTACAGTTAAAAACCAGTTATTTCTGGCTCTACCTGTGTCAACTGGTGTTAGTTCAACTATGTCTTGCAACGCTGAAAAGTAAATTTGCTTTACGGCTGCGTTAATCCTTTTCATGGAGTCGCCGATAGCCATATTTAATTTTTCTCTACCCTTAAGCGGCATGTTGCACCCTTAACTGGCTAAAATAAATTAAAACATCAGATGTTGGTGCCTTTTCTTCAACACTAACAACCATGTAAATTGTATCGCTTTGCTGTATTTTGTCACCTTGTTTTATTGGTACATCATATTGGCTAACTAGCAATCTATCGCCCTGCTGTATGTTTTTATCATTCAAAGTTTTGCCATATTCTTTAAATATAGCGTCTTTTAACAAGATTTTAGTTTTTATCACAACACCAGGATTTAATGGCGTTCCACCTGTTGTGCTTTTACCAACAAGATAAACAGGTTCGCTATTGTTTGATCCTGTTTTAATAACAGCTTTTTTTAGTCCTTTAGCTATTTTAGCTCTTAATTGATTGCTGCTCATGGCATATAACCCATACCATCGCGATACAAACCGCCACCAGAACCAAAACCGCACACTGTTGAAAGGTATGACTTGGTTAGCGGGTTAAGCGCGTTTATAGCCCCTTTTACGCGCGTATTAAATGATGTTGACGATGAATCTTTGTATGACTCTTTATAAACGTCCACAACCTCAAAGCTAGCTAATTGATTGCCGTCATCAGTTTCATTGACGTCAAGGCCACTGGTCACTGCGCCAGCATAATAAAGTTGAGCTAACTTCACTTCATTTGGTATCACATCATCAGCAACAAGAAAGCAATTTAGGTAAGCGTTTTGCCTTGGGTAAATTCCAGTTTGCTCTGCACTAACTCGCTGGCCAGAAAGTGTTGGTTCATAAATTAGCAAGCCAGAATAACCAAGCCTTAAATCAACTTCCGCTTGTGTATCATCTTCTGGTAATGTTATTCCGTAATTAGCCGCCATTGCCCTAGCGTCAGCTAATGACAAAAAACTATCAGCATTTGGTACAACCGTTCCATCTTCAACAATTAAAACCATAAAAAAGCCAGTTAATTCAACTTGGCTTAATTATAACATTAGTTTTGGTTATTTGAAATTTAGGTTTTTGGTATTACTTCATAGCGCTTTATTAATTCATTCACAAACTCAATAGCACCAACCTTTTCACGCAGTAAATTAAGCAGTTCATTATGAATTGTTGGTGCAACCTTTATTTTGTTGTTACGCTTGTATTTAACAGCTTTCTCAGTCCCGTTTTTATTTCTTAATATCGCAATATGATCTCCGCACCATAAACAAACACCTTCTTGGTATACCTTATCTATACTGCTACCACCCTTGGCATGAAAAAGCACTAATGCGCCAACAGGTATTGGATCGCCATTGGCAAGCATTTCATCTGTATAAACTGGCTCTTCAATATCAACAGGCTTTCTTTCGCGGTCAATGCTTTCACCCGCATCTGGCTCGAAACTTAAGAATTCATCAATCATTTTTACCACCTTTTAATAATTTATCAACTCGTAATACGCAAAGAATAACAGCCCAACCTAAAGCACAGTAATAATAAAGTTTAGCTGCGTTTTTTTCGTTTTCATCTAGCCATGATTCAACTCTTATATATGAAATATCTGTAAACGTATATTCAATATGGCCAATAAGCTTTAGAAAAAGCAAAGTAACAAATAGAAAAACCCAAGATGAAAAGAAATAAAACGCAATAAAAAGAAGTAAGTTTTTTACCCTCTCGATTGAATCTGTTAAAAACTCCTGATTTATCATAAATCACCTTTATTTTAATTTAACGCCATCACAGTTTAACCTAGTAAAAATAATTTGCAATTTTTATTTTGTGCGTTTATAGTTAGAAAAAAGCAAAAGAGGTGATTATGAAAAATCCAATAAACGTTATTGACCAAGAGTTAATTGACTGGTTTAAAAGCTCTTTGTCAAATAACATTGATGGGCCAAGTATTTTAGACATCAAAACAAAAGAACTGCTAGCTATGTCGATTGATTTGATAGAAATAAACGCAGAGTTAACTATGCAGTTGCAAAAACTAAAAGGTGATTTATGTGTGAAAAACGATTCTTTAGAAGCAGAAAAGAAGCAAGGAAGTATATAAAGGTAAAATTAAAAAGATTCTCTAAAAAGTATCGGGCTTATAAATGTGATGTATGCGATGGGTTTCATTTAACTTCGTGCAGCTATAAAGATGCGATGTTTTTTAGAGGGCCAAATTTTAAGGTTAATAATGGTGATTTATGAATAAAAATACAAGCTACTTGCTGATAGCGTACTTTGCAACGATGCAAGCGCAAGAGTATGGTTACAAAACAGGTTTCGAATCTAAACTGAGTGAGCGCGACACTATCGAAGATATAGCGCAAGCTTTGGAGCAAACAAGTAAATATAAAGGTGATGATGATGCTTAGTGATTACAGTTTTACAGGTTTAACAAAAGAAGACGCAGATAAGACGTTTAATGATGCGCTATCTAAATTTAATGGCACCAAGAAAAGAAGTGAGCGGTTAGAAGTTGCAAAGGTGGCGCTTAATGGAATTTTAACAAATTGTGCGCGTGATGAAATCGGATACAAAAATTGGCACATAGATGTTGCATCTAATGCGCTAAAAGTTGCTGACGAATTAATCAAACAAATAGATGAAGGTGAAAACAATGGATAACATGAGCGATTTATCGTTTACGCAAACTAAAATAGCAATGAAAAGCGATGGAGTGTCGCATTACCAAAAGTCGCAGATGTTTAATATTTGGGAGTTGGCAGCGGTTGAAAATAAAAAGCCAAAAGTTGTAAGGCGTTATAATTGCAAAGACTCAAAAGTGTTTACCGGTAATTAAGGAAAGGGCGTTAAGCCCTTTCATTCTGCCTTTAAATCTTAAAAGAACATGTTTAACTCCCTATCCATCGTTCAACACGCAACGCGCAACTAGGTGAAGCATTCCAGCCTGTACTGCCAGAAACCTCGCCAGCGAATAGGCCGCCAGAATCATTACCGTTAGAATCCCTAATAACCTCGTAAACAATATCAATCGGTGCAACAGGGAATGTTATCCACGCTTCATCAGTAAAAATACTTGTCTCGTTAGAATTAGATATTCTTTGATTTATACTGCGTCCAGCTTGAGAGCCGGCAACTTTGACGCGAAAATTTAAAATACTAGTTCCTGATGCGCCTGTGCGACCGTATTGAATTGCTGTTTTAATTCTATATGTGCCTGGCGTGTTAATTCTTAGGATTGAAGCTTCTGAGCCGACATTTGCAATTGTTTGGATTGGGTCAGATGGGCCACCTTGAACAACGCCAAATTGAATTTCAAGCGGTGTGTCAATCGTACTTGGCTGCTGAGATGCTAACAGGCTTTCACCGTCATAAAGGCGCTCAATATTAATGTCAGTTGTTGGATTAAATGGAGTTCCACCAGCTTGTATTGCTGCTAGTATTTGCTCTAAATCTTCATTTCTAATTGCCATGTTCTAAACCCTCGTTAAATTTGCCAGCAATCGACAATGCGCATTCGTGCGAGCAATTATAAATTTCGTTAAAATCAGTTCTTATTTTTGAGTAAATCAAATCAGCGTCATTTGTTTGCATTAATTCCATCCCGCTAACCGCAACCATATTTAACATGGTTTCACTTTCTACCGGCGATGCGTATTGAACAACTTTTGAATTTCCATAAGTAACAGCTTTTGGGAACACTGCCTTAGCGCCTGCCGTGTCATTTTCCCACGTTGATAAAGGTATAAAAGAAAATTTAGTTATCATGGCCTAACCTCAACGTCACTTTCCACTGTGTTTATGTATTCTGCATTTGCACCGCTACCAGAATTAAATGCAACTCTTGGAATGTCCGAACTCCAAGGCTCGTTAAGAGGGAAGTCCCACACTGATCCGTCATTTATTTTTAACTTTGTAATTGGAAAATTGGCCAAAAGGCTAGCGCCATTAAAAAGAGATCCAAGCCAGCCTATCTCAGAGTTAACACTCAACACACCTAGAAATGTGTGAAAATTTTCGTCAGAAGGGAAGGCAACAGACATTGATGATATAACAACACCGTCAAGCCGCATTTCGCTATATGCAGAAGTGTTAAAAGCAACCGTGCCGTTAGAATTTTGCTCTATAAAACATCTAGGCAACGCAGATCCGCTTGGTGAATCCATTAATAGCCTTGTTTGCGCTTGCAATGACGGCGGAGCAAAAAACTGTAATTCTATTGTACTGCCAGCTGAAACTGGAATGTTTGGCACTTGTATGACACTGCTGACACCGTTAAGCCTGGTCATGTACTCTACAGCTGGCGGTGATTCAACGGCATTTTTCCAGTCGTTGTATAGAGAGTTTCTATTGCTTGGATTTGTTACTGTGCCACCTGATGCAACAACTATATCAGCTAGTATTTCGTTTTGTGGTCGTGACATTTAACGCTCCATTTCTACACGTTAAAGAAAAGCCGCTAATCTGCGGCCTTAGTTTTGCGTTTCCGCTTTGGTTTTTCTTGCTCTACCGACTCGGGATTGAAACGTTCATCTAAAACTTTGTAGCCTTTTGCGTTCCATTCCTTTTTAAGCTCAGCAGAGCATGGATGAGGTAAATATTTTACTTTATCCATGCTTTACACCTTACTGGTCAATATCAGCAATAGCTAACGTACCCGCTGTATGCTTGGTGCTTGCCATTACTAAATCCCAATTTGATCCAGTGAATAACTCAGCGTCAAGCGGTGATTTGCCGCCGTTTGCAATATCCCAAGCGTAACCTTTCACTTTACACCCGAATGTATAATCTGCTTGCCATGTTGTTTCGATGCGCTCATTGCCATTCGTTGTATCTAGGTTTGTCACAATGTCTGATGTGTTATCGACAATGATACCGCGATCAACAAGTGATAAAACTTTTGTTTTGTTTGGCGTGCCAGTTTCGGTTAAAGCTGGAATGTCGGAAATAACAAAGATTTTACCTAAAATTGATTGCACTGTTACATTGGTGCTTTCGAATAACCGCTCACCGTTAGCAAGGCCCTTTTCTAACAGTTTATGATAAGCTGGCCCAGTCATTACATCTGCACGCAACATGCCAGACATATCACCAAACTTAGCGTGAGAGCCATTTAAAACTGTTTGAGTTAACGCGCCAGCGCCAGCAGTTAAAGCAGAAACGTCATTAACAAGTGCAGCTTGATTTTCAATTGCTGCAACTGCGCTACCAACTGATGTATTAAGCTGGTCAGCCATAAGAGCATCAGCAAAACCCTGCGCAATAACGTTAATTGCTTCTTGTGGATTAGATTGCAAATAAGTCATTTGAGCTGGTTCAAAAACAACTGGGCCAAAACCTCCAGCCACTTTAACACCGACCATTTCTGATTCTGATAGCGCTGTAGACGATGCTGCACCGTTTGCTGCGTAGCGATCAACGCGTCTTTGAGCGCCAGCTAAAGTATTAAAAAATGATTCGCGTGAAAAATCACCTTGAAAGCCGTCAGCACTCAAGATAATCGTGTTGCCAGATGCAGCATTAAATGCGTCAAGTTGCTGGCCGATAAGTTCAATGGTACGTAAACGAATCTGCTCGTTATATACCTGCATGTTAGCTAGTGCCATTATAGCATCCCCTAGTTAGTTTAGATTAAACCCGCTTGCTTTAGGCGAGCTTCATAAGCTGAATCTTTGTTTTGTGCGCCATTTGCGCCACCGTTGGCGTTAGATGAACCAGCCCCGCTAGAGTTAACACCATTCATTATGCGCTTAAAAGAATCTTGTTCACTGGCCCAGCCTCTGAACTCATCAACGCTATTAGCGACAACTTCACCGTTATTCATAAACTTGGTTAATGCTTCGCCTTGTTCATTATAATCAATTTTAATCATTGATTCCAACATTGGACTTGACATTTGTTTGAAATCATCGTGAATCATACCTAGCGCGCCATTTAATGCGTTGCTTCGGTGATATTTCTCAAGATTATCTTTTGCCAATTTAGCTTCATTCTCGGCTTTAGCCACCAATTCAGCTCGCTCTTTTTCGCGAAGCTCTTGCGCTTCTTTATATTTACCCTCTGCAAGCAGTCTTTCTTCTTCCGCCTTTACCGCTGCTAGTCGCGCCTGCTCTAACGCTTCAGCTTGCTCAGTTGCGCTTGCTTGAACCGTTTTCTTTTCGTTTAACAGTTCTTTATTTTTATTTAAAAGACCTGTTGTTTCTGCGTCATGTTGCGCTTGAATAGCAGCAATCTGCTCCGGTGTTAAACCTTCAATTTGTGATAAGTCAAATGGCATTTTTTTACCCTCTAGGTATATTCAAAACTCAGTTTTGATTTTTAATTATGCGACTCAAAGCGTTGTCGCGCTGTTTAAGTTCAGTAATCGTTAATGGATTACCGAGCGAATCTATTGTTAATCTTGCGAATTTATCAGGGTCGTTTAGCTTTCTAAATGCGCGCCCTAGTGTTGGGCCAAGTATCAAGTCTTGATCACTTGCTGATAATCTAGCCATGTAATCATAATAGCGCTGACCACTTGGTAATGGCTTTGGATCTAATTTTCCATCAACACTAAATCTTGATGCGCGCTTTTTATCATCATCATCAGTGCGAAATTCTGGCGACACTTCATAAACAAGGCGACTTCTACAGTTTGGATGCAATGGCGGTGTAACGTAAGTTAGTTTTTCATCGCCAACCTTATACGTTGTGCCGTCCAAGCTTCTGCATTGCTGCGATGTTCTAGAATCCAACACAGCAACAAATTCATAACCAGTTAGCGCGTCATCATTACCATCTACAAATGCAATTGTAGCTTGGTTAGCATAATGATTAGTTCCAGTTATAGCCAAACTTCTTGCCGATCGCCTAGCGCGTGAAAGCGTTGTTTTTGATTTTTCACCTTCTAACTGGATTGATTCCATTACGCGAGATTGAATCTCCTGCACTGTGCCACCAGCAATAAAACCTTGCTGCACAATAGCGTCAACCTCATCAGTCCATTTTTGCCAGTAATTACGCATCATTGTGTTGTACGTGATAAAATTGTTTTCACCTAATTTTATTGGCGATGCCACCGCTAAAACATTTACTTGTGATGCAGCTGGCACTGTAGCGTTAAAATCATCGCTTTCTATTATATCTTCAAGGGTTCTGGCTGCAAATTCAACCTCATAAGCGCCAAGCTCGCGATTATCAACACGCAACTGATTGATATACTCTTGCAGCTCAAGACGTGTTAATTCGTTAATCTGCGCCTTGATTATTTCTTCGCGCTTCGGTGTTAAATTCATTCCGCGGTAATGCTCGAATACAGCATTCACACCAGATTGAATGCGCTCAAGATATGGAGCAACATCATTACCAAACTTAGCAGCAACTTTTTGTAAATAAATTTGATGCTGTGAATAGATGGCAACTAAATCATCACTAGCCGCCATTTAATTGCTCTCGTAACGATTCATTCTCAGCACGCAAACGTGCAATCTCTTCTGGCTCACCTTGAATGCCAAAGTCAGATTCGCGAGCAAGATCCTCAATTTCTTCGTTTTCAAGCTTGGTGAAGCCAGCCTTGCGCGATGTTTCGTACAATGTTTCGACTGGCAACGTGCCAGATTGAACTAAAGCTAAATGCGCGTTAATCATTTCTGGTGTCATCATGTCAACAATAAAGTCAGAGTTTAGCTTATATGTTGATTCTTGTGTAACGCCCATAAACTCCGCGCACCAACTTAATAAATTTTTAATTCCATCAGTTGCATTGTATGAAATACGCTTTAGCGTTGAAGTGCTAGAGCTAAATTCCATTTCCTTTGCGCCTAACGTTTGATTGCTGTTAGTGTCCTGTACTAATTGAGCGCCCAACTCAATCATGCGCTGCTTGTCCCTATCCATTTCAGCGGGTAGCGCGCCTGTTGAATCAATTTGCAATATCTCAATTCTGTCATCTTGATTTAGCTGATTCATACCACCTGGGCCGCAATCCAAACCATTCGGGTTTTTTGTGAAAAAATCTTGATCATCCATTCCGCTATATACATTTGTCATGCCTGAGCCGTGATAGTGCAAATTTGCACGGTTGTCAGCGTCTAAAACATAATGCCCGATATTTTGACTAGCCAAATCATAAAGCGTCACCTTGCCGTAATCTGGTGTATTTTTATCTGCTCCAAAAAACTGAAACGGGATAAAGTCTAAATTAGCGCCATCAGCTACCGGGGTAAAATCTTCAATCATTTCGTCTTTATCATTGAAAAGTCGATTGTGATAAATACCATCAATTAAAACTAATTGCCGTACATTGCAAATATCTTCAGTTACCATGCAATCATATAGTGGCCCGCTATCAGCCATTGGCTTTTCTTTTTGCGTATATTCGAGCAATCTAACCTCAAGCAACTTACCGACCTTATCAGTTCGCCAGTAAACAATGTTTTCAGCCTTATAGTTAATAATGCGCGCTGAGTTCTCGCCGCTTTCCATCTGACCTAAAGTTAAGTTTGTTTCGTTTTGCGGCATATCAACAAGTGAGCCAATGCGACCAAGTGATATTAGTTCATCTGTTATTTCTTGTGCAACTTCGCGCAATCCGTTATTCGCACCGTCAGCATTATCTTTTAAATATTCTATACCAGATGCAAGATCAACCTCTGGATCTTGTGACCAAACCATACCACCTAGAGAAACATAAGTACGTCCAGTTGCATTAAAAAATCTTGCACGATTCCAGTATGCAGCGGCTTTTTTTAAGTTTATCTGCTGGCAATGTAATGCGAATTCGCGCTGTGCGTCATTCATGTATGGTGTGATTATCCCGCTTGAATAAAACGGCTGTGGCAGGCAGTCGATTAACTTGTCAACTTCGTACTTACCTTCAATACAAGCTCTTACCTGCTTCCATAGATAAGTCTGCTCTACATAGCAAGTATCTGGTTGCCCTAATTTACCAACGCTAATTTGTGTTGCCATTTTTAAATTTCCGATACAATAATATTGTTTATTTTAACAGCTTAGTTCCGCATAGCAAACCTGCTGCTAGTTATTCGCCTGCTTTCAACTACCGCCAAATATCTAAATGCATCAGCGCCATGCGATGACCAGTCATGCAGCGGCGTATCGCGCCAACACCCAAGTTTATCATTCCATTCTTTGCGGTAGCTTTCTAAGCATGTTATACCTTGCTCGCATTTAGACTCATCAAATACACACGATGGCAAAAGCGTTCTGACCAACTGTATACCATCATCAACACCAAGTTTAGGGACTATATCAAAGTTAAGAGAGTATTTAACGCCGTTATATTCTACACCTTCCTTTGCTAACTCTTTTCTTGTTTTACCCTTGCTTGCAAATTCCCTGTTATTCATATCGTGTGGGCCGTATGCTTTCTTTAATGACCAGTTGTTTTTTTGTAAAGTATCTTCGATGTATTTTAGGTAGTAACCAAGCCCTTCGCCGCTATTTTCGTGATAATGAAGTATTTGCACCTCATTGCCGACAGTATGCCAAAACCATAGCGCGGTGCTATCACCAATACCAATATCACAAACTACATTGACGCTCGCCATATTTGCGTAACCTGTTAAGTCAGCTATTCTTGACTCGCTATAGATTTGATTGAATTGCTCAGCATAGTAAGCCCCCTCTATTGACTGTTCAAAGGCTTCTTTTGGTATTGAAGGGTATTCTCTGCGTATGTCATTACCCAAATCTTTCCATTTTGCGCTATACCACGCTTTTTGCCCGTCAGTTAATGCAATATGATGTTTTTTTTCCAGTTCAGTAAAATATGGTTTTAGGCTTTCTGCAATATCACCTTTAATCGAATACTCCTCTCTTTTCCACCAACTGTAAAAGTGAAAATTAAAGTCAAGTATCGACAAGTCCTTATTTAACTGCTTTTTCTTCCTTGCTGATTCGGAATAATCATAAAAATAACCTTCTTTCCCTTCCGCTGTAGACTCCAACGTGATTATTCCACCATCAGCCGGAACAGCTTCAAAAGCACCTGTTACAATTTCTTTTGCTTTATCAGGGTACTTTTTGCATATCTTTCCAAATTCTGAAACATGAAGTCTTTGAAGTGTATCGCCACGATATGATGTTGATACTTTTATCGCTGAACCGTTAGTAAATACATAGGCGTTGCCTTTGTCACTTTTTGGTGTCGGTAAGTTAAAGCCAAGCTCTGCGAGTAGTTGTATTTGTGATTCAGCTATATTTTCGTAAGCGTATTTTATCTTGTTTCTAAATATATCTTTAGCGCTATCTAAGTTGTGACATATGCAACCAGCATTATAATCATCAATAAAAAGGCAATCATCAAGGCTGTCTATCATTTCAAATGTAGTGAATCCAAGCTGGCGAGCTTTTAATATTATATCTCTACCATGATGATCTAAGTACCTTTGCTCTTGCTCCTCGTTTGGAGTAAAAAGCGTTTTTTTTCCTTGCTTGTTTTTGATGTGATAAAGAGTGTTCAACCTAAACCATTTATAAGTCAAAGCTTCCGCTAACTCCTCATGATTCAGATTATCTATATTTGATATGTAGTGATTGGCTTTTAAATGATTAGCGCTTACTTCCACCGCTCAGGCGCTCCGCTAACGTTTGCTCTACCTTTAAGTCGCCAGATATATTTGTATCAACTTTTTCTTTGAAGGCTTGTATGTCAACATGTTTGCCTATTAGCTCAAGATTCTTAACTTTGTCTGGCCACTTTATTTTTCTGATAATTGTTTCTGTGTCGCTGATGTTTATTTCTGAAATATCTAAACCAGAAAGATATCTTCGCCACTGCATTGGCCAGTCTGATATTGATTTGAAATTGCCGCAGTTATCAAGAATATCTATAACATCTAAATTGTGTATTTCGACAAGCTGATTAAGAACCCATTCGGCATTGATTTTTGTTTTGTTACTTCTCTCTTGCTTTAGCTTGACTATGCGATTGTTAACGTCTTCGCGAGCAAGTAATTGATACCCTATCCTGTTAGCTGTCTTTTCGCTGTAACCAGCCCTCCTTGCTGCTCCTGTAGCGTTTAAATCAACTATAAACTCAAGACAAAACATTTCGTGTTTTGCGTTTTTTAATGTCATTACCTAACCCTATTAGATAAATTGTTGAACTCAGTTCTTATTGTTATTTTAACATAGACATAAAAAAAGCCCAACTAAGCGGGCTTCTTGAATATCCTTGTATGCTTACTGGTTAGTATGTAATCACCGTTAGCAAGCTCTAGCACTTCTCTATCTTGGCTTACTAGGTTATTTAGCATTTGCTCGGTCATTCCCGCTGACTTTGCTAGGTCGCTGCGTTTAGCGCTTAATTTTTTTATTAGGACAATTAGCTTCATAACCCCCCCGTGAAATCAGATAAAGTAAACGGAGTTTTAAACCAAGCATCCTTTACGCCTAAATTAACCCAAATATCACCATTAAAAGAAAGTGCTTCATAACCTGACTTAAAACACTTGTCTTTAGCTTCCTCAATGTCAAAACCTTGGTGATTTATAAATATTTTCAAAACGCCCTTAGTAAACACCTTAACTACCCCCAGTAATTGTTGTATTGACACCACTCTTTACCTCTAGACCAGACACGGAACCCAAAGCAAGCAAGTCTAACCTCAACGTGCAACCCGTTTAAGGATGGACTTGACACAGTAAACCCCAGTGAAAAGCTTCTAGCTTTGAAAATTTCAAGCTTTGCCGTATTCATAATATCTGCACCTCTAATTTAGTTACTTCCGAATACCAGTAGCGCAAAACCTCTTCTTTTGCACCCATGGCGCGTAAATCTCTTATTTTTCCCCTTAAAATATCCATTTCTCTATAAATGAGGCTATTAGATTCTTCGGTAAGTTTTTTTCTTAGATTTCTTCGCTTAACCCAAGTGCCTTTACACTGCATTACAATTAACTCTATTTCTTCCTTTGTCCTTATCATTGCTAGCTACCTCTTATTAGATAACTAGCGTTAGTGATTCTTCTTCAAGCTCTGCGTGTGCAATTAATTTTTCAATCTCACACTTTAAGCCTGGCATTGATTTAGCGCTTAACTCAAAACCAACTGATTCAGCACAAGCTTTAATCATAAAGAAATCCATTTTAGCGTTAACCATTTTTAGTAATTCGTTTAAGTTTTTCATAATATTCACCTTTAATTTGTTTTGTTGTTTTCTTAACTTCTGAAACCTATTATAATGATTTAATTATATAAGTAAATAGTTATTTTAAATTTATTTTTAATTTAGGCATAAAAAAACCCCAACTTGTTAAGTTGAGGCCAAAACCGTTCAAAGTATACAACTGTGAAATAAGCCTATTAATATTAGCTTATTAAATTAATTAATCAAGACTTTAGCGCCATAACAACGCCAGTTACAATCAGGCTGAAAAAACCACTGATAAACACCCATAACAATTTATTCATTGTCGCTTTAATTTCTTGAGTGTTTTTTGCTGTCGCGTCTGCTGCTTGCTTTGCAACTGCAACTTGCTTATCTACATTGTGAAGCTTTTCTGTTAACTCATCTTGTCTTGCATGAATTGCTTCTTGTGCTTTTTCTTGATTGTCTAGCTTAACTATTACAACTGCAACCTTCTCCATTGACTCACTAAGTTTATCAAGCGCATTTGTAAACTTATCATCAACATGATCAACTTTCTTTTCTAATTCGCTAATCTTCTCTATCAGATCGCTCATACTTTAGAATCCTCTTGATGAGTGTAATGATCGACACAATTCCTACGCCTGTTGTTATCGTCAATATCAAGAGCATTATTATCATATAATGCACTTTTGCCACTCCTGGCCCTATGAGTTAATACGCAACCAGAGCAAAACAACAAAAGCTCAATGATTGTAATTGTTAAATAATAGTAATCAGCATGAAAGTTTGAATGGTTGAAAATCTCAATAAAATTAACTATTAGATGACAAAATAATACCACAGCATAAACCAAATACAAAAACGGCCTGACTGACAAAGCGCCACAATAACACGTGATAGCTATAATTGCGGATATTCGTATAGAGTCTGACAGATAGTATGAATCACCACTTAAAGAGCTGTAATAAATTGCAAAAAATGAAATGAATGATGTTAGCGCAATCAAACAAAGAGCGGATAAACCGCCCTTCTTAGCAAAAAGCCACGCACTAACAAGCATCATAATTAAAAAGCTTGTTAGGTAAAACTGAATCATTATTTTTGATCTTCGTCTTTTGGTGGAATTGGGTCCTTTGGATCTGGCTTTTCTTTTCCAGGCATAATACTCTCCAAATAATGTTAATCGGTTTATATATTGTATAGTTAAACTATTTAAATGTTAAATTTAAAATTTCCAATCTATAAACTTGTTTAATAATGCGCTCGATTAGCAAGCGCAGTGGTTAACTAAACTTAAAACGTTGTTGGTTGTGCTATGCCACGAATTAGAGACATAAAACCCTTTTGCAAATCCGTTTTAGCAGTTGCAATCCAGCGCTGATCTAACCCGTCTTGGCTCTGCAATTGCTCGACTAGCACGCCAACTTTTTCAGCGAGTGCTTTGGCATCGTTCATTGAATCAATTTCAGCTTGTGACAAGTCACGATAGCCTTTAATTTTCTTGTGTTGGTTTTCCATGATTTACCTTTTACTTAGTTTGAAATAGCGGCTTTTTCTTCGACTAAAAACATGACGCATTTAGCCAAAGCCAGTTTGTGATTTTTATCTGTGGTTTTTATGGCTGAAACATTGCTCCAACAAGTAGCATCACTGTTATCTATCGGGAGCGGATCAAAACCAATGCGATTTTCTATAACCAAAGGCATGAGTAGTGACCAATCGTTGCAGTAGTTCAAATCGAAATACGCATCGATGTACTCGTTATGAACCATTGGGAAACCATCATTATCGAATACAAGGTTTAAAGGCTTTACAGCTTTAGCAATTCGAGTGTTTATTTCTTTTTCGGTCAGTTCCGTCATGCTCAAAAATTCCCATTTAAGAGTTTTTAAAATTAACTTCGATGAACCATTTAATTTTTTCTGATTCTGGAGCTTCGTGCATGAAACGTAAAAATAACCATTCTTCACGCATTTTATTGTTCAATTTTCTGGTCATCGAAAATTTCCCATTTATAAAATTAACGTCTAGGCCACTTGTAGCGGCCACCTTTTTTGCGGCTCCCGCCACGCCATTCTCGCTCATTTTGAATGGCTACTTGCTTACCCAAGTCAATCGCACCGACTGAGCCAAAGTTAGGTTTTGGGGTGTCTACTGTGTCAATAACTTCGACTTTGCATTGGGGAAGTGAAGCAATTAACGCTGCAACACTTAAGCCTAAGCGCGAACCTACACCGAGTACCTGAACTTTTACAGTCATCGAAAATCTCCTATACGGCTTCTTTCATTGGGTAAGGCTCTGAACGCGCAAATTGTTTGTATGCTTCATTGCCAATTAAACCTGACTCAATGTGCTCTAAATTGCCCTGGTTGTTGGTTTTAAATTCACCGCGTGGCAAATAGCGTCTTTCAAATCGGTTGTGCCAAACGCCATATTCACCCCAGTGATCAGCTTTCATTTTTGAGCCACCTTTATAATGTGTAGGCCCACATGCGCGACAAAGTAATTTACCCTCTAAACTTGGGTTGTATGACCAGTCGAATAATTCCGACATCATCTTAAAACCTTGTTCTGAACAAGCTGTATTTTCAGCACAACCGCAGTTTTCGCATTGAAAAATAGACATAAAAGTTTCCTATATAATTAAAAGTTATAAGCGATTTAAAATCGCATATTGCAAACACGCCTCAAAAACATTTCTTCTAGTGTGAAACCACTGCTCAAGTGTTCGCTTTGGCAAGCCAACGCAGTCAGCTACTTCTTGAATAGTTATGTTTTCGTTTAGACTTTTAAGTCTTTTTGCTGGTGTCATTTAACACCAGCCAGCATCAAAATAAAATAGCCGTACTTTTCCCATAACTCACCAGATTCTTTTGAATCTAATATTTCGATACTTTCTTTTGTTTGTTTTAACCAAAACTCATTTTTATGGTTTTGACATCCAATAGCTATATGTGTATCTGAAATTGTTACATGATAATGATTAGTCGATATGGTTTGTACTTTTTTGGTTGATTTAGCGTTACCGAACACCTCAGCGTTACCGAACACCTTAGCGTTACCGAACACCTTAGCGTTACCGAACACCTTAGCGTCACCGAACACCTCAGCGTTACCGTACACCTCAGCGTTACCGAACACCTTAGCGTTACCGAACACCTTAGCGTCACCGTACACCCAAGCGTCACCTTTATGACTTAAATTTGATGATGACTCGATATAGCCACCAATATCACCAACACACACATGCGCAAAAGCAGTTGTACAAACTATCTGCTTTAACACCCTTCCGTAAAGCTTTATTTCTTTACCGGTAAACTCGTACTTTTTCATAAATCACCTTTATTGGTTTATTTTTACTGAGTATATATGCGTATTTTGCATTTATCAAATTATATTTTATCAGTTTGAGTATTTTTTGATTTATCAAAACTGCGCATTGCACCCAGACCAAGCATACCAAGCAAAACTTGCATTGTCAGTGTTGTGTCAATAACTGGAAAATCGCCAGCATAACCACAAAGCTTAGCTATAAACCTCATTAGCGGTTCTAATATTCCTGCATACGCTAAACCAAAACCTCCAACCCAACCAACAAACGGCCGCCAGCCAGCAACAAAAACAGATTTATGCTCTGCTTCTTTGATGTTTATATTTAGCTGACCTTGTAGCAATGTAACTTGCGCTTGCATTTGCGCTAAATCACCAGATTGCTCTAACTCTTTTAGCTTTCTAATTTCTTCCGCTCTTTTGTTTGGATCAGGCCAAATTCTTTCAATAGCCATTTTTCCAGCTTCAAATAGTGCTGTGATTGGGTCTAAAGCCATATGTCACCTATAAATTGCCGTTAATAATAAAAACAAAACGGCTAGCAGTATTACTAACCACCAGCCGTTATTGTGCCACCAAAATTTAAATTTCATCAGTTGTATTGCCACATAACGGGTTGTGACTTTCTGTCGTCAACGTGCACAAAACCATTTGCAACACCGATACCTTTAAATCCCATTGAGATTGCAGCTTCAACTATTTTGTACCTATGCCAACCGCTAACAACCTTTATATCGGCCGCTATTCCTTTTGTGTGCATACCTGGATTATCCTTTCTAATCTCAACTGAGTGTGATTCAGAACGATAACCACTAGTTATGACAAATGGAAAACCGCAGGCATCGCGCAATAAATCAAGCCGCGATAAAAACTCGCTGCACATTTTGTTTTCACCCGTTTCTTTGCAGTCAAACTCTGAAATATCAAAGTTTCTCATCGTATTAACTCCCCATTTGGCAAGCAGTTGAAAAATCCCCACGTAATGCCTAAATCACCGATAGCGGCTTTAGTTCCGACAGTTTCACCGCAATCACGGATAACCTGCGCACCGCACTCAATAAGTATTTTTTCAACTCTACCGATATTTCTGCGGCACATTCCGTTATTGAATCTTGAAAGGGTACCGATTGAAACGCGATTTTTACTAACTAAATTATCGTAAATAATTCTAATGCTTTTTTCGTTTGTTCTGGTTCGCTCTTTTGCGAGCCTGACTATTTTTTCTTTACTCATAAATCACCTTTCTTGTTTATCTAAGTTTTGTTTGTAATCGCTATTTTCTAGTACCGGTAAAGCTAACATATGACCAGCCGCCCAGTTATGTATCTGCGTCATGTAGTGGCACATTTCGCCAACATCTAAAACTTTAGTGCTTTTAATTTCAACATCTTTACCGGCTGGCATCGATATTAATTTAATTGGGCAAAAATATTTTTTAAAATACTCATGCCAAACTTCTGGTTTGTGCTCTTGGTCGTTTGGCTTTAACTCTTTTGATATAACACCAAGCCATTGCCAGTAAAGTGAGTTTTGCGAGAGACTTCTTTGCTCTCGCCACTCTTTAACATTTACTCTGTATGCTTTACCTGATGTTAATAATTCTTTTAGCAGTCTTATTAACTCAGGTAGCATAGCGGTGGTTAACTTAAAATCATTCATTAGCCATCGCCAGAGCCAGAGCCATCGCCATCGCCAGATCCAGAGCCATCGCCAGAGCCATAGCCAGAGCCATAGCCATAGCCATCGCCATCTCCAGAGCCAGAGCCAGAGAAATAGCCATAGCCAGAGCCATCGCCAGAGCCATCGCCATAGCCATCGCCATCGCCATCGCCAGAGCCAGAGCCAGAGCCAGAGCCATAGCCAGAGCCAGAGCCATCGCCATCGCCAGATCCAGAGCCATAGCCATAGCCATCGCCAGAGCCATAGCCAGAGCCATAGCCATCGCCATCGCCAGAGCCATAGCCATA